GCTCTATTCTGCAAGTGCGTCAAGTCTGAACAACCCCTCATATCAAAATTCTTAATGCTCTCAATATGTCATCTTCTCCAGCCAGTCGATGGGCTAGTTCTGACATATCGGCATTAATAGCAATTAGAGGCAGATTAAATGCCTTTGCCATTGTTATTTTGACTCCAGGTTGTTCAGTCTTCAACATACCATATTGTTGTGCATTTAGACGAATTTGCTGGTCAGGTAAGATATCATGTATCTCTACCCCGAACCGAGCATCTTCAGCACTACTAAAAATGGTCTGTTTACCTGCTTCAACTATCTTCCCATAATATTGTGGGTCAATTAGTTTTTGTGTGAGTTTACGCGCATATGCGTGTAAACCCGGCAGAGGCTTTTTTCTATCTGCCTCCAGTTTTTTGTCTTCTACTCGTCTGAGAGTAGTTCTTTCGATTCGATGTCTCAAGGTCGTCTCTGAAATATATTCAGTTACTCCACCTAAAGACACGTGTGTATTATTTATTTTTATTAAGTCAGTCTTAGTCGTACGCCATATCTTAGCTACATGTTCTAATTGTAATAAGACTAGATCGTTTACTGTGTGTGGGTTGGCATTTCGCTCAATTAATTCACGCTTGCGCGTAGAAATGGATTTAACGACCGCCTGCAGATCATTAGGTGTAGTTGACTCAGTTGGTCCATGTACGAATGTGGAAACACCGCGCGCTAAGTATTGAGTGCCATTTCCTGTCTTGTGATCTACACGAAGAAATTCCGCTATTGCACCCAGATAGCATTTGCTTTTCTGGAAACGTATATTTAGACGTTTTGCTCCACGCTGTAATGTCTGCACTTGGGCTATAGTTTTCACTCCGGCCAATACATCATCCCCATTATGAGTAGTGGCTATACTTATACCCCCCAAGGCCTCTTTAGTATATACAGCATTTAAAATTGTATTCATGAATGTAGTAAGCCGCCAACCAGATAATAGTGTGCCAGCCACTTTGTAGTCACCTGCTTCAGCTTTTATAGTACAATCTTCCAGCGATTTGATCAACCAGGCCATTGCCTTAGTTTGATCGTCAGAAAAGTCTTGTCTGTATATTGTCCAATACGCTTCTAGTACTGCCTGCATACTAGAGATAGAATGTTGAGAGTTGAAATCTTCAAAATCAAAACAATAAGGTACACCATTCTTGAGCACTTCAGAGACTGTTTTAGTTACATTACTGGCCGTAGCTGTGGGACCTATGGGGAATAAAGGTGATATCACATGCTCACAACCTATCATTGCAAACCCAGAGATAATAAAATTGGTAGCATCTACACCGTAAATAGCCCTCTGCTTTCCCCATTCGTATTTAACAGATGGCCAAGCTACAGTGCTAGGATGACGTGACAGAAAGTGATCTATATCATATTCTGGCATAGCATTTAACGAAAATAGCTTGTTACGCATTTCACGAGATTCAGACCTGAACTCCATGTCTTCCTCGTACTGTGAATGGTAAGCTCCAGTAGGTGCCCACTGATTTCTGCTAGACCAGTAACTGTCCCAGTATGTCTTCCTAGGCCTACTACCCATACCTCTGACGGCTTTAAAGATATGTAGCGCATGCGTGTACACAGTATTGTGCTCTATGTTACAGAGATTAGGTACTGTTCTGTTAACTTTCTCTGAATGCCAGTCTACAGTGCCTAGACCTCTGTTGACGAGTACTTCAAGCTCAAACATCTGCGTAAAGTCGATAGGTAATAGATTCTGGACTGCCTTCAACCGCAATGAAAATCGTTTCTTGATCACGTTAAAGAAATCTGCCGTGTCATCATATTTCGTCTGCCAAATACCTGAATTACTCATCAGTTCTTTATTCTCCGTGGTCAAACTGCTTGCCCACACTATACTTCCTACGAATAGTGCTTCCTGCATATCAGTGCCCAGCATGTGTTCCAGCCACGGTTTTAAAAAGGCAGCATTATCATCTATATATTGCATTCCTTTTTTCCTAATTTCATGTATAGTTAAATGTCTCAAGTGCCTGCTTGATACTTTATTATATTCAATCTGAGTTTCGCCTGCCAGCAGTTTAGTCAGACGAGGGTATTTAGTATACTGTCTATGTTTTTTTGTTTTTTTATTTATATATAACAAATAGTCTATGATTTCTTGGTTATTAATCATCCCATATGGAAATAGATCGGGTCCATATTGAATCTTAGATATCCGTAACATAGCATCTGTAGAGAGTTCTGTTAAAAGAGTGTTTTTGTGTATGTACAAAGCAGTGACTCCGAGTTTGTCAAAGTAT